GGGAGCCGGTACTACCCAGGGTCCGAACCTGAGTACCGCGCAGTCAATCGCCCCGGTGATGGCTAAGAGTGGCGTGGCTTCCATGCCGGTCACGAACCCGACTTCTCAACAGTTGCCAGTAGGGTTGAACCTCCCTACTGAGCCAGGCGTGACGAATCAGACGCGCACGATTACCCAGGGAGGTCTAGTCGGAACGTTAGAATCGCTGCTCCACGAGCCTTTGGGAACATCTCGTCAGGACATCACGACGATTCACGGTGAAAAAACTACCAACAAGAAAGTCGCTACTGGTGGTACGCAGATAGCGCCAACTCATTTCAATCCTGGGCAAACAGGGGGGTTGGGAGGCACGTACGCACTTAACGCTGCCGACTGGGCCGAAGCGCAGAAACTCTACCCAGCGGCCAAGAAGTTCACGTCGGCTGGACTAGCCCCGCAGTCAATTCAACTGGGCGCATTTTCTAGTCTGCTTTCTAATGCCTACGACAACAACGGCGGATCGTGGAGTCAAGCCATCTCCGCAATCGCTTCAGGAACCCCATTAGGACAAGCCAAGGGTGCAAATCTCAGTGCATTCGGCGACCAAGTAGCAAGTCAAGTCAACGACCAAATTACAGCTCTTCAGAGTCAGGTGAACAACGACACCGTGACCACCAAAGTCTCCGCTCCCGACGCCACGGCAGAAGCGAACCTCGCTGCGAAGCAGTCTGACCCCACGGGCTACTACGCCGCGGAGTCGGCTAGTTGGGGCGAGGAACTGAACAAGATGCTCTCAGGGACTTCGAGCATGTACAACCAGACCTCGGCTGATACCTTCACTGGTCCAGTGGGGGCTGAAGCGGCAACTGCTTCAGCAACCGCGCCGACCACCGTGGGGGCAGGAGCACCGTAATGGCAATCTCTACTGCTGCGACACAGTTCATCGATGGGGTTCTTAGGGGAATCGGCGCTCCCGTCAATGCGGCGACTGTCCAAGCCTTCACTGACTGGCTGGCCAATGAGCAGGGCGGACCTGATTTAACGTCCTTTGACGCCAATAAAGGAAACCCTCTGGGTATCCAAACCCCCGCAGCGCAGGCCAGTGGAAAAGATGGCAACGTAAACACAGCGATTTCTCTCACGGCAGAAGAACTCAGGAAGAGTTACCCGTCAATCGTGAGTGCGTTCAAGTCCAGTTCCGTCTCAGATATCAACACTCAGGTAGTTGATTCGGCGTGGAACACTGGACAGGCCGGAGGGTCGGGGTACGGGGGTCTCAATAACTTCACCAACGTCGCTTCAGGAAAGAGTGGTGAAGTCGGTGCCGTGAATATCCCCGGCCAGCCAACTGCTCAACCAATCGCTGGCGCGGACGTGAAGAACTTCTACGGCTATGACTTAACGCCATTCCAGAACTCCCAGGAACTCGGCAAGATGGAACAGACCATCAAGCAGTACGTCGAGGACCCCGGCTACAAGGCCCAAATTGACCAGAAGTTAGAGACCGAGTACGGCTACCAGACCAACTGGTGGAAGAACATTCCCGAAGTGAACGCGGTCATGCTCTACGCGGCAGTGCAATTGGACCCCACCGACGCTGCGAGCCAAAATCAATTTCAGTCCATGCTCGCCCAGACCCAGTGGTGGCAGACGACGACTTCCAACGGCAGATATTGGGATGAGGCGTACGGGACGAACGGATCACCAGGAACCGACCCCGCACAGGCAAATCAGGCGTTGCAGAACGCGCAGGAGAAAGTCCTCGCAGATGCCAACCAAATTGGCGTAACGCTTAGCAAACAACAACTGGATGCCATTTCCCTCACGTACGCCAAGAACAACTACGTCGCGTCGGGGTCTTTCGGTACGGCTTCGGGGACGGCGGCGGAGTGGCTGGACCAAGCCATCGTTGATACCTTGGAGAACATCCAGGGCCAGAACGTCGGAAAAATCCCCACTGACTTTTCCACTCTCGCTCCCGGACAGAGTGACTTTTCTTCAATGGCCGCACCGCAAGGGAACGCCGCGCCCACGGGCTTGACGGGAATCGCGAGCCAACTCTACGCCGGGTTCCAGAACATCGCCCAGCAGTATTTGATGTACAACCCGAACAACCCTTCCGGGAGTCTGTTGACCAATCAGTCATTGATGAATCAGGTGGAGCAAAGCCTTCAGAACTACACTGGTTCAGGCTCATCTTTCGGCTCAAGCAACCTCATAACCGGTGCGGAAGCGGCATTTACTCAACAGATGATTACCCAAGCCAGTGCGATGTATCCCTCGATGGCGGCTTCCATCGCCGCGGGCACGACTCCACAGGCGTACGTCCAGCCGTATCAGAGCGTTATATCGAACATGACTGGCATCGACCCAGCCTCAATCAACTTCACCGATCCGCAATGGAATTGGGTCATCGCCACTCCAGGTGCGAATGGACAGAAGACAGCCCTTACGCTTGACCAAGTGCAGCAGAAGTTAGCGACGACGCCCCAGTTCGACCAGAGCAATAACGCCGCGCAGATGGCTGACTCTGTGACTACGAACCTGTCTAAGAGCTTTGGATTTGGCGGAACTTGATGACGATGCTCGATTCCACGCAGGCTGAAGGACAGCAGATTCAGGCCCAGAACGCTCCTGCGACAACTGCTCCGACAACGACCGTCGCACCTACCACGACTGATACGACAACGACTGACCCAACAGGTGTCACGGGTGTAGATGACACCACTACCTCTCAATCCGCAACCACCGCAGTTGACGCCTGGGCTACTTCCGTAGGTCTGGGAGCCTTATCGGGCTGGATAAATCAGCAGATTCAGAATCTGGCTGGTCAGGGCATGGACGCCTCAGACATCTCAACAACCATCGCCACGACCATCAACACTGCTCCTGGTTTCGACCAGTTACTTCCGGGCTACAACCAGAGAATCGCGAACGGCTTCACTAACACTGATGCTCAAACTGGCGCTGGAATCGCGGGCTACATGGCCTATGTCCAGCAACTTCAGGCGTACGCCGAGACAGCAGGACTTGTTCCCGGCACTTTGACGGCTGCTGATATTGGCACTGCGTGGGCTAACGACGTGTCACCCGATGAAATGTCTTCGCGTATAACAACCGAATACACGAACGCCATAAACGCCCAGCCCCAGATTCAGGCTGAATTACAGAACTACGGCTACACCCAAGGGCTTTCAACCGGACAATTGGCTTCCTACTACCTCAACCCCGCCAACACGATTAACACCTTGCAGCAGCAGTTCAACTCTGCGGTTGCCGGTGGTGAAGGCGTAACGACGGGATTTGGCGAAATCGGTCAAAGTCAGGCATACGCGTTGCAGGCATTCCTCTCTAACTCTGGACAGAACCAACTCTCACCTGAACAAGCAGCGAACTTCTTCTCCAGTTCCCCCGGTGGGGGCTTGGCCGGTATCGCGACAATGGCCCAGACTGGATTTGAGCAGGCGCAACTTGGCACCGCAGCCAACGGCCCTGGTTCAGTGACCCAAGCCCAACTCATCGCTGCTGGTGAAGGCAACGCTCCCGCGTTGCTCGCTACGCAACGCGCCGCACAAACTCGCGCTGCGCCGTCGGCTGGTGGTGGTGGATTCGCCTCTGACCAAACCGGCGTCGCAGGCGTTGGCTTCGGCACAAGTTAGGGTGCTTGACATAATGACAAGCCTGTGATTTAATTCTCACCAAGCATGTCTGTTGCCTTGGCGTCATAGTTTGACCTAGGTGCGGTGCGATTCCGGCTTGACAATCCATGCCACGTCAAGTTCGCGAGTTGTTCGCATGTGAAGCCATGTTCGGCTATCCCGCGTCGTTACTCCGACGATGGCGCGTACCCAAAGGAGAATTTGAAATGTCAGATCAGAACGAAGAACAACTATCACCAGAAGAACAGCAACTGTCCCCTTCAATCCAGGCTCAACTTCGTCAAGGGCGCAAGGCCGCCAGAGACTTAGAAGCCGCCACTTTGCTCAATGCGAAGCGGGAGAAGATGGACGCAGTTGTCGCAGCAGGAGTTCCGAATCACCCCGCACGAGAAGTTGTCTTTGAGAATTACGACGGTCCAATGGACGCCGAGAACATCAAGGCGTACGCCGAGAAGTACGGGATCGTCGCAGTGACACAGCAGGACCAAGGCCCTTCGGCTGAGGAAATCGCTGCTCAGAGGCAGATTCTTAATGCAGGTGGTGGAGCGCCAGCCGCATCAGGTGATGTTGACCTCGCAATAGCCATGAGGAACGCCAAATCCAAGCCGGAGTTGATGGGAATCATTGGTGAAGTCGTAGGTCAGCCGGGTTTCAAGAACCGGGATGGTCTCGTTGGAGTCTGGCCCGAACCGATTTAATTCGGGGCTAGGAGGCCCTTAATACATGGCATATACCACCACCGGGACAGTTGACTACGTACAGACTGCGTACGACATGCTGGCCTACTACGCCCTTCGACCGGAGTTGTACTTCGACCAAGTGGCGGACATCAAGCCCACCAACCAGTCAATGGCCGGTTCTAGCGTTGTCTTTAACGTCCAGAACGACCTGGCATTGGCAACGACCTCGCTCAATGAGTCAACCGACATCACGCCGGTAGCCCTCACCTCCAGCCAAGTCACCCTAACTTTGGCTGAGTATGGTGGTGGCACCATCACCACGGCTGACGTACGCGCACAGTCCTTCGTCTCCATTGACGAAGTACAGGCCAACGCCGTTGGTTACTGGGCTGGACGCACCGTTGACGAAGTGGCGAAGATTCAGCTCCAGGGCGGTTCGAACGTGAACTACTCCGCTGGTCCTGGCGTCACTGCCGGCACAGCGGGACAGCCTCCGACCGCGAGGAACCAGATCACCCCACTGGACACGATGCGTGCCTACGACATCCGCTACAACGTGGCGGCCTTGAAGCGCAACAACGTCCCAGGATACGGTGGGTACTACCTCACCTTCATCCACCCGGACGTGTCCTTCGACCTCTGGCAAGAGTCGGGTAACCAGGCCCTCATCGCCCCGCACATCTACTCGGCTCCCGAGGAAGTGTTCCGTGGTGAAATCGGCGCGTTCGCTGGTGCGAGGTTCATCGAGACCCCCACCGCTCCGCTGTTCGCGGACGCTGGTTCTTCGACCACCGACACCGATGTCTACGGCACCCTGTTCCTAGGCCGTCAGGCCTTGGCCAAGGTGTGGGCAATGAAGGATGGCAACGGCCCTCACCCGGTCATCGTCATGGGTCCGATCACTGACTACCTGCGTAGGTTCCAGCCGCTTGGATTTAAATGGATGGGCGCTTACGGCGTGTTCCGTTCCGCTTCCATCTGGCGTCAAGAGAGTGCATCGAGCATCGGTCAGAACACGACCGCTGGCGTTGACACACCGACGGAAGACCTCTGATTTAACTAGGTAGTGCTGGCAGGGGCTAATCCCCCTGCCAGCATCTGCAAGGAGACGTATGGCTGAAAAATGTGCCAACTGTGGCAGGGCTGATTTACTCGCAGCCGACATCGCGAACTTTCAATGCCTCGCCTGTGGCTCACTCACGAGCATTGAGACGGGTCAAGTCGTCACCCCGGTTGCCCAGAACGCGGAACTCTCGGTCATGGGATTTCCCGTCCCTGAACTGAGCAAGGACATCCAAGAGGCCGAACCCAATGATTTCAATCGTCGGGACCGTCCGGGCGATGAAGACCGACCCCCCGCAGAGTTCACTGGGACCACCGGAACCTTTGATGTCTCGGGAGAGACTGGGGATAGTTCGGTTCAGGAAGTTCCCGACGAAGATGGTTCGCACTTAGCGACGTTGACGCCCGAAGCGGTTGAGGCCGCAGGTGCCGTTGAGACGGCCCCAGAAGCCGATTCTGAGCCTGCTCCGACGAGCATTGACCTGACCAAACTCACCCCCGAACAAGTAGCAGAAATCGAGGCAATCGCCAATGGCTGACGAAGCAGACGTAACACTTAACACCGAGACGACGGGTTCACGTCTTCCCGCAGAGGTTCCGTGGTCGGGTGCCCAATCAGGGCTGGGCTTAAAGCCCGATTTACTCATGATCGCCGGTCAAGAAGAGGTCCCATTACCTCCTCGCCCAGTAAGGGCCGCAGCCAATGACGCGGCATTCGACCACGGGATTATTGCCGAGGGTAGGATGGGTGGAGAAATCAATCCTGAGAGGGGGATTCCATGGATTTAGCAGCAGCCCGACAGGTAGGCGTCAGCCCGTTGTCACCAATGGACGTTGAAGGCTCCAGGGGCAAAGATGGGTACGGAGTGAATCTTCCCGAGACTTCCGCTACCAACCCTGGGCCGACTGATAACCTGCGTGGGATTGAACCCAACACCTCAATCGACGCTCCGAGTCAATTCGGAGAACCTGTAATTACCCAGACCTTCGGCTCTGAAGTCCCGAGGGGTGAAGTCTTCAACGCTCCCCAGGACCAACTGGGCGACGTTGACGGAGAGGCTCCCGATGGCTGGCAGGTCGCGCAGCGTACCGCGCATGACGTAGTGCCCGACTGGCCTCAGGTTGGAAGTTTCACCAAGTTCGGTGAGCATTACCCGGCAAACGGTGACCAAGACGGTGACGGCGATACCGGGCCCGACACAGATCACGATGGTATGTGATGACGGCCCCAGCTAGCGCAGCGAGAGAACCAGAATCTGGTGGAGCGGACCAGGCGGGCTACACCCCAACTGCCGGAGACGCACGCCCTTACGCTGATGCTGATACCAGCATTGGCGGACACAAGATGGATAACTTCACGTCCCAGATAATGACCCCGCAGAACCTTGTTTCAGACCCCGTGTGGGGAGTAAATGCTCCCGCAGGTGGTATTAGCGCGCCGTTGGCGCCCGAAATCGAAGTCACAAAAGGAGAATAGAAATGGCAACAGAAGATCAGGTCACGGGTGGTAACGCAGGTTCGGTCTTTCCGGGCGCCCTCGACTCGCTCAACAGGGCCTACGACCCCAACATCGGGCCAGCGGTCATGGCCATGCAGGCGTTCTATGGTGGATACACCGGGCCTTCTGCACTCACCAATGTCACGGCTCAGACGTTCCCGGACGAACTTGCCACGTCATCCTTGACAGCAACGGCGGGGACGGTGTTCGCGTCGATCATGACCTTGCCAGCAGGGTTCATCCTCAACAACATCAGCCTCGTCAACGCCGTTACCGCGACCTCGACGCCCACCCACCAGTGGGCCGGGATTGCCTCAGTGGCAACAACTTCCAAAGTCCTGGCTGTCACCGCAGACACGACAACGGCGGTGGTTGCGGCTGACACCGTGCAGACCTTTGCCTTCGCTGCTCCCTACACCGTTCCAACGGCTGGGCAGTATTGGATTTTCTTCTGCATCGCCGGGACGACGGGCCCGACCTTCGCCGCAGCGACGACCTTGGGTGCACATGGACGAGGCAACGTAGCTCCGTTCAACTCAGGGCCGTGCGCCACGGGTCAGACAACTGTTCTGGCCGTTGGCTCTACGTTCACGACGCCCACCGTCGCTGCGGCTGCGCCACTTATCTACTTGTCGTAGGTCCGAATGGCCGAGCCGTTCTACCGGGTTGGGGAGATGCGGGGACCGTTTGAAGTTGTCTCGGTGGACTTCCAAGTTCTTCCTAACGGCAGGTACTTAGAGGTCGTCAAGGACTCAATGGGCAACGGTTCAACGACTTTTGGTCGAGACGATCCTCGCGAGTATTACTGCGTGCGTGAACGTGACGGCAATCTACTGGTCCCGTACACCGTTCGCCATCCTTCAACCGAAGCAGGTTTGAAGGGTCAGGACCCCTCGTGGGTATTCGTTGGCGACTCGGACTGCGATTACTGGAGGGTGCTGTGCGACTGGTGGAAACCCAGAAGTTTCACGGTCATTGAACACGACGTGCGAGCTTCTCCTGAGATATTCACAGCCTTTAATAAATGCCCCGAGTCGTGGTGCTACTTCACCTACGACAATTTTCTTCCAGAGGATGCCGAAGCGTGGCACTTTGGGATACTCGGATGCACGAGATTCCGCACGCAGATAATTGAAGCCGTCCCTGGCGCTCTCACCGACATGCAATGGCGTTATCGCGACTGGCATTACGTCTCTACCGGTCTTGGAAAGACTTTGCGTGAAGCGGGATTCGAACCTCACATCCATGGCATAGTTGACCATCATCGGATGATGGATATTGGTGGGGTGATGGCCGCATGAAGTATTTGAATTTGGGGTGCGGAGGTGCGCCACTTCCTGCGCCGTGGGTGAATGCTGATGCCTAACTTCGCTTCTGTCACTGCCGCCACGACGCCGACATTCCCTTTGACGTTTTCAGGCGCTAATGACAAATTTGTCTATACGCCCATCGCCACTGGGATACCGGAAACTTTTACGATTCCCCACGATGAGTATCTTGGACTTGCTGGACTGCTCGGGGCGATGGAAGGTGCCTTGAACGGCTCCCAAGAGTTCGGCAGTTTTATGGACGTCACGGAAAATGGGAGTGTGATCACTGCGACCTCTGTGTTTCCTGGTCCTGGAAATAATGGAGACACAATCACTGAAGGCAACGGCGGAGCCGCGGCGCTTGGTTTCACTATTGTCCCCGCAATATTTTCTGGCGGGGCGTATGGAACTAACTTCACTCCCCCGCTTATCCAAGACCGTCCTCCATTCAATCCAGATTCAACTGAACTACAAAAGGAACTCTGGCTTCACTTCGAGAACCGCATCCGAGGCGTTAACGTCTGGATAATGAGTGACGGTTCAATAGTCCAAGACACTGCTTCGCCGGAGAATTCAAATACTGATTTGTCCGGCGTTTATCCTTGGGAC